ACCGCCTTCAGGTTCAAGGCAACGTTCATCGCCTGATTGTTGATCTCGGCATCGACCTGCCCGCCCCGGATTCCAAACGGGTCGATCTCGCCCGGCTTCATCCGCAGCTTGAGCAGTTCGTCGCGCGAGGCCTTGGCCTTCTCTTTCAGCTTGCCCAGCTCGTCGCCCGCGTCCCCGGCATCCTTACCCATGCCCCGGAAGGCGAGCGTTGCCAGTCCCCCGACAGCCAGGATCGCTGCCAGGCCACCGACAACCGGGCTGATGACACCGAGCAGCCGCGTCAGGCCCGCCGTTGCCGCCACGTTTGCCGCCGCGCTCGCTTGCCCCCGTGCCACTTCCTGAGCAGTCGCCGCCGCCGATGCCGTCCGCATGGCAACGAGCAACTCGTTGGTGTTCTTGAACAGCTCCACGCCCCCGCGGAACAGCGATAACATCCCTTCCGCTGCCGAGACGATTTTCAAGACCTGCGCGAGCTCGGTTTCATTCGCCGCGGTGAGGTAGCCGATCCCCTTGGCGAGCTGCAACGCACCTTCTCCGGCCCCCTTCAGTCGGTCGCCCACCGTCGTCAGTTGGAGCGATGAGGCCCCGATCCGTGCAACGTCCTGCGATGCCGTGCGAGACTCCCCCGCAAGCCGCATCATCTCTTCTCGCGTCCGCCGAATCTGGATCGCGAGCTGATCAATCTCCCGGCCCTTGGCGGCCTGCTGAATGACCGTCACGCCCTTTCCGGCCGCTTCGAGCGCCTGCCGCATCCCCTGCAGCTCGGTGACGATCGGGGAAAAGTCGATCTTGCTCGCGGCGTCCGAAACAGAGTTGATCTGGTTGATCGCTGGAGCAACGTCGGGAACCTTGAGCGTTGCGTCTTTTTGTTGGATGGCGATGCGGATGATCACGTCGCGAATGGTGTCAGCCATGATCGTCCGCCCCCTTTCCGTGGAGTTCGTTGCCTTGATCCGCCATCACCGCTTCGTTGCCCCAACACCCATCACCGCCAGGATCATCTCCCGGTGAGCGTGTTCCCTCAGCCTCGCCAACTCGTCTTCAACGGACCTGATAATCGCTGCGTTCTGCCGCACAACTGCATCATCGGGAAACTGACCGACCGCCCGGCATTCGAGGTAGTGGCGGTAGGCCATTGCGTTGCTTTCACTCAGCTCCCGGCCCGCTGTCGGGTTTCCCTTCGGGCACTTCGTCGGACCGTATCCGCACGGTGGCAACGTCCCTTTCGGCCTCGGCAACGGATTCCCGCTCCCCTTCGGCCATTCCTGCCGCTCGCCCGTCTTCTCGTCGTAAACGTATCTCTGGCAGTCCTCGCAGCTTCGCGTTGCAACTTGGGGGTGAGCCAAGATGAGGAACACCCCCTGCCTTAGTTTTTTGCGTCACCCTGCGCAGTCGGGTTTTCGTTGCCCTCGGGATCGGGGAACCGCCGAGCGCCGATCACCACATCCAGCACAACTGCCAGCAGGTGCGGTTCGAGCCGGCCCACGTTCTCCGGGTTGATCGGAACCTCGTTGCCGTCCGGATCGGTCACGTTCCAGCCGGTCAGCTTGCCCGCGATCGTCGAGGCGACCAGCTTGGACGACTTTTCGACCCCGGCCAGCTCAATCCCGTTGGCCCGAATCTTGGCCTGAAGCGTGGATCGCTCCAGATCCGTCATCGGCCGGAAGGTGATCTCGATCGAGGGATAGAAGCCGTCGATGGTGTCCTCCGGGATCGTCTCGGTTCGCGTGTAGCCGTCGGGGATGAAGGCACAGGGTTTAAAGCCGTGCCCGTTGTTCGCTGCCACCATGATTGATCACTCGTTAACAAAATTGTGAACGTCGTTGTCCTGATCGTTGCCTTCTGATTCCTCACCGCTCGCCGCCAGCCTGCTCACCGCCCAGCATCACGCCGTCGAGTCATTCGTGACCACCAGCTCCCGCGTGGTGCTCGTCATGCGGGCGATCCCGTCCAGCGTCAACGGAATCTCTTCCTTCCCGGCAACCACCGGCGAGTTATCCGGGAACTGAAGCTTGCCATAGGTGAACGTCACCGAGCGCCCGCCATTCGTGAACGCGAGACTCCCAGCACTCCCAAGCAGAGCCTGGTTGTAGAGGTCCACTTCGTCGCTCGTGAACGGGGTCGTTGCCTTGAGCGATACGATTCGGTCCGTCGGGCTGATGTCCGTCGCCGATTCCGAATTGGCAAAGCGGGTCGCCAGCACGTTGTCGATCACCGCTTCGAAGTCGAAGAACTGCCGGGCACTCGAAACCAGCGTCAACGCCCCCTGGTGGAACACGTACGGCGAGTCCGTCGGGGCGGTGATCGAGGGAAACGACGTTGCACTCACCGTCTCGGTCTTTCCGACGATGTCCAGCACGAGCTGAATCAACTGACCGGCTGACCCGGTGAACGTTGCCTTGCCAATCTTGCAACTCCCGTACACAAACCGCTTGGCGCCGCGGTCAACGAGAACATCGAACTCGGGCAACGTGTCCGCCAGGGCGAAGGTTGTGCCCGAGGCATTGGCCCCCAAGATTCGAGGAAGCAGCAGATCGAGAACCGCCGGGGTCGGATGCAACGTGATCTGTCCGCCAATCGCGTACGTGCCCGCTGCCGTTCGCTCGCTCGCGTGCGACCGCGTCCCCCGGATGCCGTTCGTGTCGAGGATCGTCCCGGTCTTTTTGAGGTTCTCCGAGACGATCTCGATGGCTTCGGTGAACGAGCCAACGGCAGTCCCGGTCGCACCCATCGACAATCGAGAAGCCCAACCCATTGAGGCGGCAGGCATGATCTATTCTCCTGGTCTATCTGGTTTGGCTTCTATCTGGATTTCAGCGTCTCAACCACCGCATCCGCGATCGCGTCAACCACGCTCTGACAAGTCTCGTCGTTGATTCCCACGTGTTCCCGTTGCGGGAGTCTCGATGTTCCGTCCTGGTGGAAGATCGAGTAGGGCACTTCTGTTCCGAACAGCAATCCGCGGTGACTCACCGCCCGCACCGAATCCCCCGTTGCCCCGATGAGCGAAGCCTTTAGCCGCCCCGTCTCATAGAGAATGATTCCGTGCCCCTTCCGCTTGATCGTTCGCGGAGAGAGGGGCTTCCACTTCCTTCCGACGGGGTTTGCTTCGGCTGCGAATCCCGCCGCATGCGTTCCCTCGAACACCTTCAAAAACGGTTCGAGTGTTTTGCTGTAATCCGCGTTCTGAAACTGCTGTTCGATCTCGACGAAGATCCCGCCCAGGGCGGCGATGCCTTCGACCTGCTGCCTATGCGTTTCCCGTTTTGTTGCCGTTGCCATAGTTCACCTTCTTCAAGCGAGCGGCTGCGATCGCGTCACCGGGCAACCCGTACGGCTGGCCATCCAGCTCGAACACCCGGCCTTCGGGACCGTCAATGACGTGGATTGTTGAGCCGTGGAACTGGAGCGCCATGGCCACGTTCTCGGGCTTCGGGGCTTCCGGTTGCTGGATTGGTTCCGTCGTGCTGACGTTACCTTCCGTGATTTCGTTGCCTTCACTCATGATCTCGCCTCTCGCGATGAGACCTGCAGAACGATCGCCGAAACCAATACGTTTCGGTCGAAAAATGCTCCGGGGTCGATGATTGCCTGTGGCTGAACGGTCGAGTTGAAGACGGTCGAAAGCGACGTGAACGCGGTCAAATTGTGGTGGAACTTCTTGCGGATCGACTCGCGCCAGGTCAGGTACTTGTCTCGGTCCGTCGCTTGCGTCTGTGAATCCGGGGCAACGATCGCGACGAGGATGGGATAGATGATGTCGTCGCGAAGGTTGGTCCCGGCTGTTGGCGTCAGCGTCTCACCGCCGAAGGGGGCAATCACAACGACCGGAGCCGGGGGATTGGTCTTCGGCAGATCCGCCGGGCGGATACTCGGCACCTTCTGCGTGAACACCAGCGTTGAAGACAGGCCCGTGAGCGATAGACCGGTGATGCCGGTCTTCACTGCTCCGAGGATGTCTTCGAGTACGCTGGCCACCGATCACGCCCTTTCTATGTCGTCAGCTTCCGGCAAATCACTTCCCAGTGCGTGTTGTGCGAACCGATGCCCCGCTGCTTCGCGGTCAACACCGTCCAATTCGCCCCGCAACACTGCTTGATTCTGTCGCCCTGATTGATCTCAGTCGTCTCGGGTAGCAACGCGATCGGGATCATCCAGAGCAGTTCGTCGCCCTGGATCGAGACCCCGGAAAACTGAGCCCGGCGCCGGTCAACGTCCCCGGCGAGGGCATGCGTCACTCTGTGTTCGGTGGCAACGCTGTTCCGCACTGTGGCAACGATCACCTCTTCGGTGTTGTCCCATTGCAGGTAGTCGTTGCTGTAGTCGATCACGTTGCCCTCTTGATCTGCTCACCGGCGCTCACCGCGAGTCACCGTCCCTTACGTCACCCCGATTACGGACTCTTCCCACGGCCCGTTGTCCGTCACCGCCCCGCCCGCGTTGGCGATCAGGCGGTCCAGCATTTCCAGCTCGCGGTAAAGCCCGTCCTTGTAGCCCACGTGATCGATCCCCGTGGCAGCCGCGTTCGGCTTCCCACCGGCCGCCGTGGCTGACAGGGCTGCGAGTTGCGCCGCGATGGCAGACCGGCGAGCGGTGAGGTTTTCGAGGTACGTTGCCACGATTCAGGTCCACTAGGTGACGCACGGGGGATTGACCGTTGCCGTTGCTTCGTTGCCCTACTCTTCCTGAGGAACCGGCCCCAAGTCCTCGATCTTCCGATCCGTCATCCGGGGCGACGGCCAAGCCTGCTTCGCATCGCAGTACATGGCCCAGGCGTCACTCTTGTTGTCGGCGATCACCACACGCCCTGCCTCATCCCCGACGCTCACCTTGAACCGATGCTTGCGGAGAGCGGGCCGGCGGTTGGCCGCGAGCTGTCGCTGGTAGGCGGTCTGGGCAACGATCGTGCGAGCTTCCGGGAGCGGCGAAGCAGCCGGGGGAGCATCCGCAGGAACGGGAATGCGGTTGACGTCGTGAACGCCCAGGTTGATCTCGGGAGCGGCCGGAGCAGTCGGAGCCTGAGCAACCGGAGCGGCAGGCTTCTGAGCGGCCTTCTGTTCGGCCGGGGTGGTCTGTTCGGGGGGCATGTGGCACCTCAAGAAATTGGTTGAATGGTGGCGTGGTCTTCAGTGAGTCCGTGAGTCAGCCTCAAAACTTCAGGCAACGAATCCGGGCAGCCCGAGACAGCCGCCCCGCCATCTTGCGACAGCGGAGCGACTGCTCCCGCGCCACCAGCAGCTTCATTCCCCAGGCACTTCGTTACGCAACGGTCGCCTTCGCCATCAGCCGAGGCTCGCGAACCACGTACTGACCGCGTTCGCTCGCCTTCCAGCGGAACGGGATGTCCCGCGAGAATTCCAGCTCCGAGTTCGCCGGAGCCTGGACAACCGCCATCGGCCAGTTTTCCATGTACCGGAACGCGCCCGACGGGTCGCCCATGAAGTAGTCCGTGTCGGTCGCCAGACGGTCGGCCAGCAGGCGGCTGGTCAGCACGTCGAACGCACCGCCAACCGGGTTCGAACCCCGCGTCTCGATCGGATTGGCGCTCGTCGCGTAACCCGGCGTGACGTGAACGACTTCCGTTGCCGACTTGATCCGGTTCGCCGTGGTGACGAGACCGCGGGTGACGATCAGCTTCATCGGCCCCTCGATCACGATGGGCTCGCCCGTGTTGGGGTCGCGCATCGAGTAGAAGAGCTGCATCAGGTTGTCGATGTCGGTCCAGTCCACCAGCGCGTTGCTGGCTTCGAGGTTGTCGAAATCGTGCGTCCCCGAGTTGTTCCCGTAGGTCGCAATCTGACCGCGGCTCTTGCGGTTGTAGCGGTGACGGGTCGTGTTCTCGTCGATCACGCAATCGATCGCCCGCTTTTCCTTGTTGAGACCGAGCGAGTAGCCGACGTTGCGGCAACGCTCCAGCACGAGGCCCGTACGGTCGAAGAACGCGACCTCTTTCGAGACCGGCACAATCAACCCGCGCTTCGTGGTCTGGGGCGTTTCGATGTAATCTTCGTTCGTCCCGACGATCGGGTATTCACCCAGCTCGTCAACGACTTCGGCCTTGTCACCCAGGTCGGCAACGCCCGGCAACTTCTCGCCGTTGAACTGGGTCGAGACGGAGGGAATCAGGCCCGTGAAGACGAAGTCCTCGGCACGATAGGCCGCCATCGTCTCGGTATAGATGATCTGCCCGAAGATGTTGGAGAAGAACGCGGTGTTGACCGCATCGGACTCCATCAGCTTGGTCAGGTTGATGCCCTCGTTGCCGCCGCCGTGCCGAGGGTTCCACGAATCGAGGATCTCGCGACCGCAGGCGGCCCCGTTCGCGTCCGTGATGAACTCTTCCATACATTCACGGATCGAGAAATCCTTCGGCTCGATCGCCTTGGATTCGAGGGCCTCGGTCAGATCCGTGAAGAACCTGTCCGGGGTCTTGTCCTTCTGCGCGGCTTCCAGCAGTCGCCGCAAGCTCTTCGTCTTCACAGCCATGATTGTCCTTTCTGGACGATAGAGAGAACTGCGGGCGACTACTCCGCAGGGGATTCCGCTTCAGGTGTTGCCTCGATCAGAAGCAACGCCCCGGCTTCGGTTAGCGGTCCTGGTAGGCCGCGATGTAATCGACGTTCACGACTTCCGAATTCGCACTGCCCGCCTTCACCCCGACGAACGCCATCATCTCCGTGGCGCTCGTGTAGGTGAGCGAATGCTTCATCACGTGAACGCCGTCGATCCAGAAAGACACCTCGGCCTCGGTGGACGAAACCGGGATCACCTCGATCCGAAGCGTCTGGTAGGACGCCCCGCCCGCCGTCTGCGCTGACTTGCTCAGCGAGTTCGCGGCGGTCAGGTCGGTCGTCGTCTGGCTCGAACCGAGCGAGCTTTCCACCTGCCAACGCGTCCCGCCATCGACCTTGAAGAACACGGCCCCGGAGTAGGACGCTTTCGGCCCCGCCCCATCGTCGAGGATCGAGTTGGCCCCGACGGCATCCATGAAGCCGAGACAGACGTTGGCATCGTCCGTGTTCGCTTCCGCGTACTGAACGCGAGCCTCGAACAAAAGCGGCTTGTTGTTCGCGAACCTGAAGATTTCCTTCGTCGTGAGAAGGTAGGCTTCGTTGTTGTCCGTTGCCCCCGTGGTGAGCACGACGACGCCGCCTGCCGCATCGCTCGAAGCAATCGTGGCACTCGCGTCGGCGCTCGTGTCGGTGAACAGGTCACCCGTCACGAACGTCTCGAAGTCCTCGAAGAACCCGAACTGCTTCCGCTTCATCGCCAGTTCGCCCAAATCCTGAAGGAGACTCACTCCCATGATTTTCCCCGCTTTCTGTGGGATGGATTTCAGATCTGCAATCAGCCAGGGCAACGAACCCCAGCCCGTCCCGTCTCAGCGGGTTATCGCTTCACGGCAGCCGCGAAACCCTTCGCGTCCGCCGGGTACTTCGCGTCTTCCTTCGATTCGAGCAGGGGACGAGACACCGCCGGGCGATTGCCCAGGCCGAAGCGGTTTTCGTTGCCCTTGATCCCGGTTCCGCCTGTCGCCCCAGCCACCAGAGCCGCCCCGGCCTTCGCCTTGAACGACTCGATCAGTTCCTTGCGTTCGGAGCTGTCCTCGGCCCTCGCCACAGCCTTGATCTGCGACTCGGTCGGCTTGGTGATGCCCGCGGCTTCGAGCAGCTCGGCCGCCACGGCTCGCTTGGCCTTGACGCTCTCATCCATCGGGTTGCCACTGGCCCCCGATTCACCGGCCCCGCTGGGCTTGCTCTCGCCCGAGGTCTCCCCGCCGCCGTTCAACTTTTCGTACGCCTTCAAGATGTCCTTGATCTTGGTGAGCGTTGCCTTGGTATCGAGCTTGTCATCGTCGAAGGCGGCGACAACCATCTGCCGGAACGCCGCCTTGACCTGGTCCTCGCTCTCGCCGCCCGAGGCTTCGGCGGGCATTTCCGCCATTGCCATCGGGGCCATCCCGTCCTCTTCGAGCAACTTGAGCAGCATGGCCCGGCCGGGGTTGGCCTTGTCGATCTGTTCCACGTGTTCCCGCAACTTCTTCATCGGTTCCTCGCTCTCGAAAAGCCCCGTGTTCGTTGCGGGGGTCTGGACAATGTCAACCGAGCGCACGGACTCGATCGACTCAACAACACGCTTGCCGCCCTTCGTCACCACCCGCCCTTCAGCATTGTGGGACAGGCCAAATCGCTTCGGGTTTCGCTCCGCTGCCTCGAAAAGCATGCCCGCGAGGGGATGCTCCTTCAGGATGTTCAAGTCACCCACAACCACATTCTGCTCCGGGATGTACTTCACGCCCGACAGCCAGCCGATCCCATCGCCGACTCCGCGCTCCACCGAGGCGTTCCTGCGATCCGGGTGATTGACGTTGACGCCCAATCCTTCGTAGATCGTCGCCGCCTGACGCATCGCCGGTTCGCTGTACACTCGCCCGTTCAGAGATTCCGCCCCCAAGACGTAGACCCCCAAGACAACCCCGGCTTCGCGGTTCACCTTTGGCGAGTCGCTGTAGACGGTCTCGATCAGCGTTTCGCGGGCCGATGTCTTGGGAGCGGCGGTTGCCATGTTCGTTGCCTTTGTGCCTGGTGGCGGATCTGTCTTCATCGGGTTGCGGCGAGTTGCGGGGTCAGTCCCCCAGCTCCCGCGCCAACCTGCTCAAATGCGTACTCAATCCAGCAACGGCAGCGCGGATGAGCGGGCGGCCCATCCGGGAAAAACCGTGACCAGTTGCTTCGCGTCTTTCCGTTCAGCGGAGCACAGATCGGGCAAACCCGCTGATCTTCCGCCGTGAACCACCTGTCCTCTTCGTTGCGTCCGACCGTTGCATCGACCGCGATCTCACCGGCCGCACTTGCTGCTCCTGTCGTCTCCGTCACTGCGATGTTCTCGACTCGATTCGGCCCAAAGGCTTGGTCGATGATTTCGTCTGGGTCTGGTTGAACTGCCGGCTGTTGAGTGGGCGGTTGCGTTGCTGGCTGAATCACCGGCAACGATCCCGGCTGTCCTACTCCCGTCCCGCCTGCTCCTGGTTGTGCTGCTGGCTGCTCCGCCGGTCCCGTCACCTCGCCCGGCAGGCCCAGGCGATTTACGATCTCTTGGCTTCTCTCGGTGTACTGCTGGGAGAACTCCGTTGCCCTCGCATCAGCCCACTGCCTCAACTGCTGTTCGATCTGGAGCGCTGCTTGTCCGATGTCCCGTCCGGATTGGGCAATCGCTGGTTCAAGCCGCTTCGTGTACTGACTCGACCCCGCGAGCAGGATCAGCAGCAGCAACGCTGCGGCTTCCTCTTCCGTTTCTTGCTTCACTCGCTCCCAGAATTCCGCCGGGATGTTTCGTGGGTCCGGTGGCGTTCCAAGTAACTGCTTCAGTTCGCGCTTGTGCCTCGCGGAGAGTCTGGCGAACCGCTCCGCGAATCGTTCTTCGTGTCTGGTGCGTCCGACGAGGTCCACCCGGTCACCTGCTGCCGATTATGGGTAGGACTCGAAAACCGACTCGACCGTTTGGCGGAGAGCATCCGACGGGCTGCCAAACCCGCCGAATCCGCTGCCACCAAACCCACCGAACCCACCAGCAACCACCGCAGGCTTCGCCCCGAGCTTCTTCTCCTCGTCCAAATCGAGCCCCAGCAACGTCGCCCCGGTCTTCGGAGAGAGCACGCCCATATCCATCTGGGCCTTCACGGATGCCGTCAGCTTGTCGATGTCGCGGGTGGCAACGGCAGGCGGGTCAACCTTGACCTCGAACAGCCGCCGGATCGACTCCCAGGACTCGCCTTGGCCCGCGTCGTTTACTCCGTAAATGTTCGCTTCGTACCCGAGCTTCAGAGCCTTCAGAACGGCATCCTTGAACGCCGCCGCGTAGAAGTTCTGGTCGGCCTCGCGGGCCTTGACGAACGGGGATTCGGCAACGAGCGTCGAACTGAAATTGGCGTTGCTCGCATCCCCGGAAATCATGTACTCCGGAAACACCCAGCGAATGCCGATCCGCCGCAGAATGAACGAGGCAACCTCAACGAAGCCCGCGTTGCGTTCGGCCCCCATCGGCCCCGGCTTGTAGAGCTTGCCGGGCGAAGGGCGAAGAACCGTCCCCTTGTCGAACCGCTGCGTCCTGATCGTGCGTTGGCCGCTCTGCCCCGGCCGCGTGACCTGCCCTTCAGCCAACGCCCCGGCCAGCCCTTGGACCTGCCCTTGTGTCGTTCCGGCCGGGTGTTCCTCGATCCACGCGATCGCCGCCTGGAGGGATGCCCCCGTGACCATGTTGCCGGCGAGCTTCGCTTCCGCCCGCATGTCTTCGAGGACCGGGTAAAAGTCGCTCACGCCCCGCTTGGCGTTGCGGTACGTGTTCCGCTTCAGCCAGATCATCCGATCGGCCGGAACGTAGTCCCAATCAACGCCAGCCCCGTCGTAGACCACGTGGAAGCCGAGCGGGTTGGCGGGCTGACGGTGTTTCGTGTGGACGCCGAACGTCCAAGAGGACTGGTATTCCTCGCTGACACCGAGCCAGTCTTCCAGCGGCCGGGCGTTGGCCGGTTCGACGATCTGAGCAGGCTCGATCGACAGGGCGGAGAACTTTCCGCCCTGGAACTCGATCGCCGCCGCCGCTTCGCCGTCCTCGCGGGATCGCTGGTGGAGCTCGCGGGCGAAGGTGTCCCGCAGCCCTAGGGACTCAACGATCAGGTCAACCAGAGCCTGAAGCCGAGGGCCGAGTTCCGCCCCGATCTCCTGCCCCTTGGTAGGCTGTACCGTGAAGTCGAAACCCGCCTTACCGAGCACGTAGTTCGCGAGCGACTCGTTCGCCCCGATCGCGATCCCGTCGAACTGGGACAGCAAGCGGCAGTGCCCGCGAATCAACCGCAGGTCTTCCTCGGTTTCGTAAACCGGCAGGAACTTGCCGTCCTGTCGATCCTCGATCCGATCCCGGCCGCCCCAGCCGCCGATCCCCGCGAACATCGCGTCTTCGCGAATGCGTTCACGTGGATCGATCCAGTCGCCATGCTGCTCAACGAGCGCCTGCGCATCGCGGGTCGCGTAGAACTTGGCAGCGGCAGTGAGGCTTGCAGTAGTCATGATGGAGGCATCTTCGCCGCCGTCACGTCAAAGCCAACTCCGCATTTACAGATAGCTGTAAGCTAGTTTGGGAATCGTCGAATTGACCCTCAAAACGACTCTCAAACTCATCGCGAAACACCCTGGATTGCTTCGCGGATTGTTTGCATCCCTTCACCGGGCAGTAGCAGTACCGCACTGTTTCCGTTGTCGATCCCGCGAGCATGGGCACCGCGTGAACCGGGCAAACCGGTTGCGGCTGAATCCGAAACTTTCGCTTCGGTTTCGGCTGATCAGGTTCCGGCATTCCGGGGAAGAGTAACTGCATCCTGCGATTCCTCATACCACAGCGTAAGAAATCTCGGTGAGTTCGTTGCCGTATTCATCCACGCTCACCGCGTTCGCGCCCGTTGGGATCTGCGACATTTGATCCAGCAGGCGAATTGCCATCTCCATCGCGTCTGGTCCGTCGTCGTGATGTGCGAGAGGCCACTCCCGGAGCTGCGAAAGGAGCAATTTACAACCCGGAGTGTTCCGAAACCGAATCAATCCACGTGAGAAATACGGGTCAAGCCGCCCAATTCTCACGTTCTTGTTCACGCGATTCTCAACAAGATGCAACGGCAACGGCGGAACATGCCCCGATCGACACTGATTGTCGAATTCCGTTGCCAAAAGTTCCTGGAACTGATTCGACTCCAACAACACTCCATCGGCCGGATTGTGCCGATAGAACGTGATGGAGTCGGCAACGATCTGCGACGGCGGGCGCCGCTCAATATCCGCGTCAACATAGAGCAGCCCACCGCACAGCCCAACGAACACGATCGCGGAGTAGTCTCCCTTCTTCGCGTCTTTCCCCTTCGATGGGTCGATCGCGATTGCCGCGAGCTCGAATCGATCCGGCCAGCGGTCTGCCCAGATGTTCGACCAGTACGATTCCGGCCATTCGGATTGAGTCGCGAGCGTCGGCTTCTGCTGGTAGAGGCAGCTCCACTTGTAGGGCCCGACAGCCTGCTCGATCCGCCGCAGACAGTTGATGTCGTACCGCTCCGGCCAGAGGGCTTCCTCTGCCAGATTGATCGCGGGGAAGTGGATCAGCGTCCATTGCTCCGCAAATTCATCCCCGGCCGCCTGAGCCTTCCGCAACCGCCCGATCAAGTCGTCCTCGTGCCAGCGGGTCTGGAGAACGACCACTGACGCCCCAGGTTCGAGCCGCGTATAGGCGGTGGACTGCCACCAGTCCCAAACATTGTCCCGCACTGTGGGACTCATCGCCTCTTCCCAGTTTTTGAACGGGTCGTCAACAATCAGCAGGTCGGCCCCTTTCCCGGTGATCGCACCGCCAGCCCCCGCAGTCTGCATCCCACCTTCTCGGCCCTCAATGTCCCAGCGGTCAGCCGCCGACGATCTGGAATTGACCTTGATCCCGAAGATGTCGTTGCCGAATTCCTCTGTCAGCGTCCTCGCCTTCCGCCCCCACTGAGCCGCGAAACCCGCCTCATAGGACGTGAGGATCACCCGCTTATCTGGAAACGTGCCCAAGAAATGCGCCGGCAGGTACTTGCTGAGGTATTCGGATTTCCCGTGTCGCGGCGGCATCTGGACCAGCAGCCGACCGTTAGGCTTGTATGCCGTCCGCACAACTGCCCGATCAAGGGCCGCCAGGTGCCTCGCCATCTTCCACCGGCCCCGGCTCACCGTCCGCGCGTACAGGGCTGGCGTTGCCGTCTGGCGAACCAAGTCGCAGGTATTCGAGGTAGCGATCATCGTTGAGCATCTGCTCGCGTAGACTGGCGGTCACGGCGCCAACCGAGACCCCGACGGCCATTCCGCCGGAGACAGTCAGGTTGACGTTGCTTTCCTTTGGAGTGTCGATCTTCTGCTGGTTCACGTTGATCGCGTCGGCCTGAACGATCACCTTTGCCGCTGCGATCCTGTTTCGCGGATCTGGCCCGCCTTCGACGATCCTGAACATCTGGTCCAGCAGCATTGCCCGCCGCTCGTCCGTCATCGGCCAGCGTTCGCGGAAGGCTCGCCGCGCCAGTGCCATGTTCCCCTTGCCCGCGTGCAAGGCCCCGTCCCCGAACATCACTTCGGACTCGACGGGCTTCGCGTCTGGAGCTGGAGGGACGTTGCCTTCGCTTGCGAGCCTCGCCCGCCGTTGCCTTCTCTTCCGGCCACTGGCCACTATCTCGCCCTCACTTGCACCCGGCAGACCATCACCAACGTATCCCCGAGCGAGGTTCCGCAGCTCACCTTCACTTCGTAGTCCGTGTCTTCAGTCCCGCCCGAGACCTTGAACTTGACCGCCTCGCTCGCGGGGATCGTCTCGCCTTCCTCGGTCGTGAACGCGCTTCCCTCGATCGAGACGCTCGCAACCGTCAGGCCCGAGGGTGAGGCCGTTGCCGTGGGCGATCCCGTCAGCGTCTCCCCAACTCCCAGCTCACGCGAGAAAACCGCCGGGATCGTACGGGCCGCGTCCGGATGCTTGACGAAGATTTGAGCGGCGGTCACCCGCGTGTATTCCGTTGCCATCATGCCCCCTGGATCGAACTGGCCGAGGCTGCGATTCGCAACGCCCCGGTGAACTGTGTTGACGCTCGCTCCACGGT